CCACCGCCTGCTGTGCGGCGACGCGACGAATCTTGCCGACGTGCAGCGCGCCCTCGGCACCGGCCACCTCGCCGACATGGGCTTCGTCGATCCGCCCTATAATGTGGCCTACGAAGGCGGCACCGCGGCCAAGATGACCATCGCCAATGACGCGCTCGGCGGCGGCTTCCCCGAGTTCCTTCGTCCCGCACTGGCCAATCTGCTCTCGGTCACCAAGGGCGCCTGCTACGTCTGCATGTCCTCCTCCGAATGGCCCACGCTGCATCGCGTCTGGCAGGAGGCGGGCGGCAAATGGTCCAGCACGATCATCTGGGCGAAGAACACGTTCGCCCTCGGCCGCGCCGACTATCATCAGCAGTTCGAAGCCATGCTCTACGGCTGGCGCCAGGGCAGCCAGCACTATTGGTGCGGCGCGCGCGACCAGGGGAATGTCTGGCACTTCGACAAGCCGGCCAGGAACGACCTGCACCCCACGATGAAGCCAGTGGCGCTGGTGGAGCGCGCCATCCGCAACAGCAGCAAGCCGCGCGACACGGTGCTGGACTGCTTCGGCGGGTCGGGCACGACGATGATAGCGGCGGAACGCACCGGGCGGCGCGCCGTGCTGCTGGAGATCGACCCCGCCTATGCCGATGTCATCGTGCGGCGCTGGCAGGAGACGACTGGCGAGGCCGCGGTGCTGGAGGGCGAGGACCGCATCTTTGCCGATATCGCCGCAGCGCGATTGATGATCGAGAAAGTCCAATCATAGCAACAAGATAACGCTGCATCTTGCTTGGCTCACGCGCGCCACAGCGGGAATGTCTCGTCACACGCAGGGGATGCCCTGCACCACGACGGAGACGAACATGACCGACCGCACCGCCCGCGCCGCCCGCAACCAGGAACGCAGCCTGGCCGCCTTCCTTGCGAAGAAGGCGGAATTCGACGCCCTCCTCGCGGAACTCACCCAAGCCAGCGCGGACCACTTCGGCGCGGACCCCGAGACGGTGCTTTGGAGCGAGGCCGCCTGGCTTTCCGACGCCACCGCGAAGCTGAAGGACATCGCGGACCAGCATTTCCGCCGCGGCGAATACGAAGCCTGACGCGGGCCGCTCCCGCACCGCCCCGACCGGCCACGCCGGCGGGGCTCCCGGCAGTAGGGGCCGATGACCGGCACCCGGAACCGGAGACCACCACGATGACCAAGCTTTCCGACAGCCAGCGCGTGATCCTCAGCGCCGCCGCGCAGCACGAGATGGGCCTCGCCCGCGCGCCGAAGACCCTGCCGGCCGCGGCGCGCAACGCGGTGTTCCGCAGCCTGATCAAGAACAACCTGCTCACCGAGATCAACGCGCCGCGGGAGCATGTCGGCCTGGGCTGGCGCCAGGATGAGGACGGGACCTGGATCGTGGCGCGCATCACCGACGAGGGGCTGCGCGCCATCGGCATCGACCCCAACGAGGGCGACGCGGGGGCCGGCGAGCCCGACTGCTCGGGCATCGAGGGCAGCGTGCCCGACACGGCGGCCACGGTGGCGCCGGACGCCGAGCCGGGGGAAAGCCCCGCGCCCGCCACCGAGCCCGCCCAGCCCGCGCCCCTGACGGAGGAAATCGCCATGCTCGACCAAGTCCTCGCGGAGCGCGCCGCCACGCCGCGCACCAACCTGCGCGACACCGCCGCGGCCATCCTCGCCGCCTGGGATGATCAGGCCGCTCGCTTCGGGACGCACGATGGCGACTTGATCGGCGCCCTGGACGCGCCGATGGCGGCGCTGCGCATCCTGCTCGCCGCCAAGCCCGCCCGCGCACCGCGGGATGCCAGCGCGCCGCGCAAGCCGCGCGAAGGCACGAAGCAGGAGCAGGTGCTGGCCATGCTGCGCCGCCCCGAGGGCGCCACCATCGCCCAGATCGCTGAGGCAACGGGCTGGGTGCCGAACACGGTCCGCGGCTTCTTCGCGGGGCTGAAGAAGAAGGGCCACGCGGTCGAGGTGCTGGAGCGGATCCGCCAGGTCGGCCCCAATAAGACCGGCGCCAAGGGCTCCTTCACCGTCTATGCCTTGGCGGAGTGAAGCGCCTCAGCCACAGCATCTAACATCATCGGAAGCGCCGGGGATCATCGAGATTCCCGGCGCTTTAACGAGTTGGCTGCGCTCCGACACAGCGCGAATCGTCCGTCACGCGCAGGGCACCCCGCCCCGCCAGACGGAGACGACGATGAGCACCACCATCCTCCCGCACCAGACTGCCGAAGGCCCACAGGACCGCGCCGCCTGGCAGCAGCTTCTCGCCACCGCGCCGCGCAGCACCGACAGCGTGGGACGCGCCACCATTCAGGTCTGCACCGCCAGCGACGGGCGCGGGATCTACGCCACAGTGGCATACGCCACCTGGCAGACTGAGAAGGAGGGGGGCTGATGCCCTCCGAACGCCGCTGGATCATCCTGGCGCAGGACGGCCGGCACGTGACGATGGGCCGCGCCGCACCGCCCAGCGAGGCGGAAGTCGAGGCCGCTGCGGCGGCGCTCGCCGCGCAGGGGCTGGCCGGCTGGCTCGCAACGCTGGACGGCAATTACTGGTCGCGCCGCCGCGTGGCGCTCGCCCCGGTGCAGATGCTCGGCGAAGGCGCCACGCTGGACTGGCCCGCTGCCATCACCGCCTTCGAGGCCGCCCGCCAGCGCGCCCTTCATCGCCTCTGAGAAGGCCGGCATCGCCATCACGCGCGGCGGGAGGTCGCCGCCATGCCGGAACCGACCGCCTCCACGCGCGACAGCACGCCCTTCGCCCGGCTGAAGGTCGCGCAGCTCGCCCTGAAGGTGGAGGCGCAGCGCCTCTCGCTGGACGAGACCAAGCGCCGCCTGGTCGACGTCACCGAGGCCAATGCCGCGCTCGACGAGATCGGCAGCACCATGCGTGACGCGCTGCTGAACTGGCCTGCGCGCGTCTCGGGCCTGATCGCCGCCGAGATCAGCGTCGATCCGCATCTGCTGCAGACCATCCTGCAGAGCCACATCAACGACCTGCTGACGGAGGCGGCCGATCGCTTCGATCCAGCAAGCATCGGAGGGGATCGGGCTTCGCAGCCGTGACCATGTGCGCCGGCGTGTCGGCGCCATGCTCCGGCCGCCACCGCAGCTCACGGTTTCGCAATGGGCCGAGCGCCACCGCATGCTGGGCAGCCGCGCCTCGGCGGAACCCGGCCCCTGGCGAACCAGCCGCACGCCGTATCTGAAGGACGTGATGGACGCGCTGTCGGCGGTGCATCCCGCCCGGCGCGTCGTGTTCATGAAGGGCGCGCAGGTCGGGGCGACCGAGAGCGGCAACAACTGGCTCGGCTACATCATGCACCACGTGCCGGCGCCGGCGTTGGCGGTGCAGCCGACCGTGGAACTGGCCAAGCGCTTCTCGCGCCAGCGCATCGACCCGCTGCTGGAGGAAACGCCGGCGCTGCGGGAGCGCGTCGCCCCGGCTCGCGCCCGCGACAGCGGCAACACGATGCTGTCGAAGGAATTCCCCGGCGGCATCCTGGTCCTGACCGGGGCGAACAGCGCGGTTGGGCTGCGCTCGATGACCGCGCGGTTCCTGTTTCTCGACGAGGTGGATGCCTATCCCGGCGACGTCGCCGGCGAGGGTGATCCCATCGCGCTCGCCGAGGCGCGCGCCCGCACTTTCGGCTGGCGGCGAAAGGCCTTCCTGGTCAGCACGCCCACCATCGCCGGGCGCAGCCGGATCGAGCGCGAGTACCTGGCTTCCGACCAGCGGCGGTTCTTTGTGCCGTGCGCCGAATGCGGGGAGATGCAGTGGCTGCGGTTCGAGCGGCTGATCTGGGAGAAGGGTGCGCCCGAGACGGCGCGGTATCACTGCGCGGCCTGCGACCACCCGATGCAGGAGCACGACAAGACCGCCATGCTCAGCGGCGGGGAATGGCGCGCGACGGCCGAGGGCCAGGATCCGCACACGATCGGGTTCCACATCTCGGCCCTCTATTCGCCCGTGGGCTGGCTCTCCTGGGAGCAGATCGCCCGCGATTGGGAGGCGGCCCAGGGCAAGCCCGAGGACATCAAGACCTTCAAGAACACGGTGCTCGGCGAGACCTGGCAGGAGCAGGGCGAGGCGCCGGATTGGGAACGGTTGTTCGAGCGCCGCGAGGACTTTCCGCTGGGCGTGGTGCCTACGGGCGCCCTCGTCCTCACCGCCGGCGTCGACGTCCAGGACGATCGTCTGGAATGCGACGTCTGGGGCTGGGCGGAGGGGTTCTCCTCCTGGCTGGTCGACCACGTGGTGATCCCCGGCAGCCCGCGCGATCGGGAGCCCTGGGACGAACTCGCAACGCTGCTCGCGCGCGATTGGCCGCGCCACGGCGCTGGCGCGATGCGCATCGCCCGGCTCTGCGTCGACACCGGCGGCCGCGACACCGCGGCGGTCTATGGCCACCTGCGGCGCCTGCGGGATCCGCGGATCGCGCCGACCAAGGGGATCGACGGCTGGAACCGGGCGCAGCCCGTCCAGGGCCCGACGCCGGTGGACGCGCTGGTCAACGGCCAGAAGCTCCGCCGCGGCCTCAAGCTGTGGACCGTCTCGGTCTCGACGTGGAAGGCGGACCTCTATCGCCGGCTCTGGCTCGGCCGGGGCGACGCGGAGGAACTGCCGCCCGGCTGGGTGCATCTGCCGCGCGCGATCGAGGTGGAGTGGGTGAAGCAGCTGGTCGCGGAGCAGCTGCGCACCACGAAGGATCGCCGCGGCTTTGCGCGGCAGGAATGGGCCAAGCTGCGCGAGCGGAACGAGGCGCTGGACTGCGCCGTGCTGTCGCGCGCGGCGCTCTGGCTGCTCGGCGCCGACCGCTACGGCGAGCAATTCTGGGCGCGGCTGCGGGATGAGGCGGCGGATGCGCCGCTGCGGCCGAGCGAGGTTCCCGCCGCTGGGAATGTCGCTCCTCCATCGCCGGCGCCGGAGGCTGCGGCGGTGCCGCCATCCGACAGCCAGCGCCCGCGAGGCTGGCTCGCGCCACGCAGCGGCTGGCTTCGCTGAAGGGAGGACGATCATGGACCCGACCGTCCTCGCCTGGGCGCTGGCCCAGACCGCCGGCACGCGCGCCGCCGTGCTCGCCGCCGCCTTCACCGGCGGCGCCACGCGCGTGACCTTCGACGGCCGCACCGTAGAGTATCGCTCGCTCGATGAGCTCGGCCGCGCGCTCTCGGTGCTGCACGCGGCGGAGAACACCGCCGCGCGTCGCCCCAATGT